AGCAATCAGTGCAGCAGTCTTCGCAGTCAGTAGTGGTTGTCGTGGAGGTGCATGTTGCACCCGTATCGCATGTTCCAGCGCCGCCGGTAATTGTTGTCCCGGGGCCTGAATCCGTGTCTGTGCAGTCATCGCAACATACACCGGGCCCCGTGTAAATTGGCCCGACAAAACAATCGCCAGATGTGGTTGTCCCGCCGCCACCAATCACGTTGTCCAAATCAATGAATTGATCAACGCAACCAAGTCCAACGCATGTATTGCCGACAACATTGTTCAAGTTGGTGTCGCTGACTTGGTTTGACACAGTATCTGTGCTTCCAGCGCCACCAAGGCCACCAGTTTGGCCTGCGTAGTTGATGGCATCGGTCAGATTGGTCAGGTTCTGGCAGTAGCTTGGGCCGTTGGTCACCAAATTGTACGGATCGCCCATGTTGACGGGCGTGTTGACGTAATTGGTGATTGGGTCTGACGGGGCTACAGATTGGTACTCGGGGGTATTGACGATGCCGCCATACGCGCCAGCATCGGATCCCGGCGTTCCTTGCCAAGTGGATGTTGGTGTTGAGTAATCAATTGCAGGCGTCGAGTAATCGTAAGTGGGCGCTGTGTACGCTGGCGTCGAGTAGCCGTAGCAAATCGGCGTGTAGTAGCTATAACAAGTTGGCGTGTACCAAGAAAAACCAGCACAGTAACCACCCCAGCCCCAGCAGCAAAACTCCGGCAAACCTGTGGCTGGGTTGATTTCTCCAGATCCCCCCATCTCCTTCAGGAGCACCGCCTCGCGAGGCGAGATGTGCGCAAGGATCTTGTCTTGGTTTCGGCCAAGCTTGCGAATCTGCTGTGCTTGTTGACGGAGTTTTTTCTTGTTCATACGATCTCTCACTGAGGTGTAATGCTCATGATGCCAGTTACTTGAGCGGCCCATTGTTGCCAAGTATCAAACCCCCTGTGATCTGGCACCCCGCTTTGCACAAAGTACCCAATCCCATTTAGCCCATCAACCCAGCTTCGCCAGTTTTGTTCTTCGACATACCCCAATTGATTTGGGGCAAACAGTTCGGCCATGAGTTTGCAGTACTCTGACCAAGTCATTCCACGGGGATCGTATGCAATCATTACGGGTTCCCTGTTCCGCGAACATCGCCGCTGTCTATGCTCAAGAGCACACGCCCCATGAAGTAATCTCCGTTCTGAGTGTTGCTCCTGAATTGAAGACGCAATTCACGGCGTTGCTCTTTCATGTCGATTTTAAGAGTCGTTGGGTCAAATGCATACGGGTCTGACGGATCTGGTGCCTCGTCCGCGTAGCCGTTACCCGTGACCACCACTGTCATTTCACCCACCTGCACAAAGTCAGGCTCGATCCTCTCGATGCGCGTCCAGACGTTGTCTCCGGGCTGTTCCACAGCGCCGACAAGGCCCGTGCGTGCGCCAATCACGTTCGTCTCAAAGTATGAGTCAATTGCGTTGACTTGGTTTGTGTAAACCTCGTTGGTTCCGGTCTCGTGCTGCCACAAGGTGTAACCGCCCGTGCCGTTCTCGTCCCAACCGCCCCAGATGGGCCTGCGGAAGACCTCAGAGAACACGCCTGCAGAGCGCCGAGCTCCCATAGCCTGACCAGCGTCGTACCAGATTTTGTCGCGCACGTTGTAGATCACGGCGTCGTTGCACTCTTCACTGTCGCCGTTGGGGAAGAACCACCAGATCTCGCCCCAGCGCGGCACCTTGCTGACCCAAACCTTCTGACGCTGGGCATAGTTCAGGTTGTCGAAGAAGTAATTGAAGTTCTGCTTGTTCTCGACCTCTTGGACAACGCCGTTGTACATCAGGAAACGGTCGCTACCGGCCCAGTAGAAGATGCCGTCGTACTCAATCACACACTGGCTGGACATAATCGACGACTGCTGAGTGATCAGGTCATAGCGCCAGTACAGGGTTGCATTGCCCACAGTTTGGGGCGAGTAGGTAACCCGCACCACGGAATCAAGCGTCCAGAATAGCCCTGCAGGCGACGTAGTACCACCCCGGATGGGCAGGCCCTTGACCACTTTGGTCGAAGACACGTTGTTCTGGTTGGCGTCAGCCGAAGTCCAATTGTTGAAGTCCCCGGCTGCGCAGTTTGCGATGTAGCCGTTATTCCCATACGCAAACAGGTACGGGAACAGCATCACAATGCCGCCAGAGACGCTGATGTTGTTGTCAAAGGTCAAGGTCACTGTGGCCGACGCGGTGGCGTTGGCGCTCAATGTGGCCGTCCAGACTCCACCAACCTCAGCGGCAGACACCACCGTGGTGCCTGTTGGGATCCCTGCGCCCGACACCGCCACCCCGGGGCCAATCGCCACGTTGGTGGTGGCAAAGGTCACGGTGTTAAGACCGCTGGTCGTTGTGCCGCTGGCCGTGAAGATGCCTACAGGGGTCAATGTGGTGCCCGTGAAGGGCCCATACATGGGTCTGGTGTTGACCGTCGAGGTGATGTCGGCGAGGTTTTGGCCCGGGTGCGCAATCAAGTTGTTTTGTCCGTTGCCCAAGGCGTCGTAGCCAATGTCAAACTGCCACAGGGTCAGTGGGCTTGGAGCGTAGGTTGTGAGGTCGTTTACAACCCCGGCAAAGCCAGAGCCAGTGCCACCAATGCTGGCCGCTGCAATGTTCACGGCTTCGTTGTGGACGTAGCCAACACCGCCTGCAGTGATCACAACGCTGAACACCAGATTGCTCGACACCGTGACGGTCGCCAATGCCCCAGAGCCAGACGCTGCAGTGACTGGCACGCTGGTGTAGGTGCCGTTGGTGTACGCAGAGCCTTGATTGGTGATGGTGATGGACGCCAGAGATCCGATTGCCTCGATGGGTGTCGGGCCAAAACCGACGCCGTTGTCGTTGTCAGTTATCCATCTCTCGACGCCGTTGTCGTAGCCAGAAATCACGTAGTTCAAGCCGTTGTCGGCGCTCATGATCATGCCGCGACTGATGCCGGTGGCGTTCAAGAAAACCCCAACATAGCCCCCGATTTTTCTCGGACGGGCGTACTGAAACCTGACCCATTTCCCGGCTACGTAGCTCGGCGACGCGAAGGTCGTCCCATCGCGCTGAATGCCAGCACCGACCTGTAGGACAACAACCTTCGCAGTCATCAGAACGCTCCACCGTTGATACCCACAGGAAGAAGCAGCCCAGTCGGCGTCAATTGACCTGCAGCAAGTCCATTGATGGCAAAGCCCAACTGATGCGATGCGGCCAAATACAAGCCCGTCCCAGCGTCACCGGTGAACGACAGCGACGGGGCGGCTGCAGAGCCGTTGCCCAACGTCAGCGCGTTGATGAAGCTGGACGTCGATGTCTGAGCGTTGTAGACGTTTGTGCCATCGCAGATTGCCAAGATGGTTTGGTTCTGCGGCAGAGACACTGTCAAGCCACCAATCGCGCCGGTCGAAAACGTCAGCGTAAATGAGCCAGTCGTGTTGTTCTTGAACGAGTAAAGCTGCACTGTTGGTGGCAATATCACCGTGCAGTTTGAGGTCAGAATACCTTGGTACTCTTGAATGATGCTGGCTGCTTCCGCAGCAGTCAAAGTCACCGTTCCACCAGTGACGTTCTTGACCAACTGGGTGAAGAAAAACTCAGCAGACTGGCCGTAGGCATACGAGTAGTAGTTCGTGCCGTTGGACACCAGAACAAACGACTCTGCGATCTGCAGTTGAGCAGACACATTCCCGTCGATGGTGTTGGAACCTGATGGCAGCACATTCAAGATGCCGGTGCCGTCGTTTTTGATGATGACAAACCAGTTTGCGCCAGTATTTGCCGCAGCAGGCAGCGTCACCGTTCCAGCGCCACCAGTCCACACATACATCGACGAGCGGTCTGCAGTGTTGATGGTGTAGTTGGCAGAAAAAAGATTGACAGGCGTGGCCGTGTTCAGCGTGGTATTGATGGCCTTCAAACCATATCCAGCCAAGGTGGCCGCGTTGGCTGCGCTGGTGCCAGTACCAAACGTCACCGTCTCCCACACGCCGTCAATGGTCGTGTTGTCAGTGACGTAGATGTACTGAGCGATGCCAGACGCAATCGACACAATGGTGTTGCCACTGGTATCGACAACGGTGAATGCGTTGGAGCCCACGTTGCGAATCAATGCGCTTTGGCCCACAGACACCTGAGTGGCCGGTGGCATGACCAGTTCCAACTGGTTGACAGTGATGGAGGTTGAAGCAACGGTCTGAGAGATTGACACGGTGTAGGTGCCCACGCCGCCTGCGCCAGATCCAAGCGCCGTGATGTAGGTGCCAACAGCAATGCCAGACCCATAGATAAACTGGCCCACCTGCAGCGTGCCTGAGGAGACCGCAGTGATGGTCATGGTAGAACCGCTGATGCTGCCGGTGTATGAACCAGCACCAGAAGTGGCCGTGACCTCAATGATGTTGGCAACGACGTCAACCGTGTTGCCGTTGATCGGCCACTGCAGAACCGTATCGGTGGAGATCGTCAGAGCCTCGTAGCCCACCTGAGATGGGCTGACAGTCTGACCAGTGTAGGGATTGGTGTATGTCGTCATGTTTAAGAATCCACTGCAACAGATTGACGATCACCGACGCGAGCAATGTCCTCAGCCTTGAGGGACTGCAGCGACTCGGTGTACTTCTGCTGGAATATCTGGCGCTGGTCGTTCTTGAGGAACGGCATTGCCTGCAGCAGGGTTCCAAACAGCATTGCGTTGGGCGCGTTCTGCGTCAGCCAGTTCGTCTGATTGGTAGAACTCAGGGGAGAAATGCGCTCGTAGTAGAGCACCTCAAATGAAAAGTCGGTCGATGGCGTAGGGGCCAGATACCAGTGATCCCAGTCCGTGTCAGCGTAGTACAGGGGCACATCAGTCTGCGTGGCATCAGGCCAGTAGTTCTTCAGGTACTCGTACTTGCGCAGCAGCACGGGCTGTTTCTTGCCGTCCACGGTCACGTTCATGGACACGGTCTTGCGCCACCGGGCAGGCTTTTGCAGCACCGGGTTGTCGGCGGTCATCATGGACTCGACGATCTGAAGCTGGCCCAGCGTCTTGATCTGCTCGGCGATTTCAAACTCGGCCAGCGTAATGAACGTGGGAATGGCGTTCACCACCGCAGCATCCTTGCGCTCAAGGTACTGCTTGACCGTCTCGGTCAGGCTGTCATAGGTTAGAACCCAAGATGGTGTAGTCATGTCATTTCCTCACTTTGATGCCACGCCCTTGGTTTTCTCATAGGTGCGCATCCCAGACAACCCCAGCATGCCAAAAAGCACTTGCATGGTGATTGTCGTGTCTACCTCTGGGAACGTCCCGGCGTATCCGTACATCTTTGCCGCAAACTGCGCCATCGGTAACAAAAAGCTGACGTACAGAAGACCAAGGCCACAAGTCCAGCCGATAGCTGGCCTCCAGCCGCTGACAAAAATGCTCGCACTCTTGGCCTCCTCAGTGTTGACGGCAAGCTGCGCCATGTCATTGGCCTGATCGAGCTTGCGCATCTCGATCTCCAACGCCATTTTTTCCTTGTCGGTGGTCACAAAGTGCTCGGCAACCTTGCCGACGCTCTCAATGACCGATCCAATGCCCAGCAAGTCCATTATTTGGCTCCTTTCAGGGCTCGGTTGACCCAGCCCAGCAAGAACTTGGACTGGTCTCGGTTGCGGTTGCAGATCTCGGCATAGCGAGCAAGCTTGCCCAGCGTGTACGCCATGATGAATTTTTCGGTGTCTACAGCGTTCAATTTGCTTACTGTGACGTCGCCAATCACTCCGTCAGGGGTAGACCCCACCACGAGCTGCGCAATCGTTTTGGCAGGCTTTCCAGTGTTGACGTAGAAATTGAAGATGCACTGGGCAATCTTCTGGTTGGTGATCTGGTCGCCTTTGATGTCGTCCCAGAACTTGGCCTTGTAGAAGTCCCGCACCATGCCTGCAGGGGGGGTTTCCTTGCGGTCGATGTACGACCACCCAGACCAGTCTGGATTGGGTTTTCTGGCGATTCCGGCGTAGGTTTGACCTCCGTTGTCGCCGGGAATGTCAGTGAGTTGATAGCCGCCCTCGTCGCGGATCATCTCCTCAAAAGCCGGGACAAAGTCAGCCATGTCATCCCCTTTTCAATAATGCCATCATTTTTTCCCCATCTTTTCACGTTCTTCACCCAGCTCCAGCAGGCGCTCCTCGTGCTCAAATTGGAGCTGACGCAGCTTGCTGACCTCTTCAGGGCTTGGGGCGTCGGAGATCTTCACGCCAAGCGTGTTCTCGACCACCTCCTTGCCCTTTGCTTGGATCGCAGATGACAAAAGACCCAGACCATTCTGGGCCAATGTGCCAAGCAAGGATGCAATGATTGGAGCCATCATTATCCTCTCATGATGTTGAACTTCAAGTTCTTGTGATTGGGATAATTCACAACCACCTCCCTTTCAGGGCACTTGTACTTGATGTGGGCCAAAAGCGTTGCCTCACCCATGGCAACCTTTTTTTGTACCTCGGGCGAGAATGTAAATTTGTACCCAAACTTGTCTACGGTCGGCGTCGCAGGGCCGCTGAAAGTTGCAATGCTTGGGATGGCTGGATGAACAACAAAATCGGCGTCTTTGATCTCGATTTTGAAGTTGGTTACTTCGCAGTCGTCTCGCAGTTTTTTACGCGCAACGACTACCTTAAATTCGCCGCTTGCAGTTCCGTTTGAAACCTCAAAGTGTTCGGGTGCCCATTCCAAAATGGGTTTATCGAGCCAACCAAATTTATCGGCGAGTGTGTAACTGCCACCAACTGCGGCGACACTTGCGGCAACTGCGCTGATTGTTTTGGCAACATCGACCACTTACATCCCCAAAAGTTTTTTGACAAACTCGGCCGCAACGCCGGGGCCAAGCAACACAGCCAAGATGAGTACATACAAGAGGTACTCGATCTTGGTCATGCGCTTGGAACCATCATCGAAGCGGGCCTGAATGCCCTCGTACCGTTGGGCGCAGATAGCCTCGTGGACGCTCAATCGCTTGTCCGTGTCATTGGCAAGTTCGTGAACGCCACTCATCAATCAAAGCCTCGAAGTGTCTTCGCCAAACGAGCACGCTGACCCAGCTTGCCCGACGCCTTGGAAGCCTTCTCAAGCTTCTTGGCAGGGATAGTTTTGCTTGCAGGCACTCCCAACTGCTTTTTTAGAGCACCGGGTCTGCTGATCGCTTTTTGAATCCACTTCTCGGCCATGAATTACTCCTGCTCTGAGGTATCCTGAGCCACGGGCTGTGCGCCCTGTTTTGCGGCTTCCTGCTGAATGCCTTGGATCAGACCGGCAACTTCCACAAAGGGGCGGGTGCCAAGGTACTGCAGAATGGCATTCACAAGGTTGGTGCTCAGTTTGATTTCATCCATTTTTCATCTCCATGAAATTGCCACTGAGATGGGGCAGTGGCGTAACCCCTTTCAAATTATGCTTGTGCAGTTGGCCACGGCAAGGGCGTATTGGTCGGGGAAACCGGGGGGTTTTGCATGGAAGCAATCTGCCCGTTCACGTTCGCCTCAAAGTTGGCAATGCCTTGCTCACCCAGCGATGCCTGAACCCAGCCAATCACTTGATCTTGGGTCAAATCTGCGTAGGGCACGAACGTGCCTTCTTGCACAGTGAATTGGTTGTTGCCATCAATTGAGGCGGTGTACTGACCATCAACTCCGGTCAGAGTCCACAAAACATTGCAAACAAAACCCGGATCAGGGGTGTCAAGAGTGAACATTTGATTGATTGTCCAAGTGAATGTAGTCATTTCAGTTTCCTTTCAGGGTTGCAAGTTCGGCTTTCACCGAGTCGAGTTCAGATTTAAGTTCTTTGATTGCGGCAGTCAGCGTGGCGACCAAGAAAGAGGTGTCGATGCCTTGTGGTTTGATATTTCCTTCATCATCAACAGCATCTTTCTCACCGACCACGGCATCTGGCACAACGGCCTGAAGTTCATGGGCAATAAATCCTTGACCAACCAAACCATCTGCTTTCCATGTGTAAGTTACAGGTTTGAGTTGCGCCACTTTAGCCAATGCACCTGTCATTGGTTGCACATTTTCTTTTAGGCGGTAGTCAGAAGAAGTTACATAAGCCGTAGTTGTGCCAGAAACAGTAATAGAACCAGCAACGCTAGTGTCGTTGTAAATTGTTGCAATCGTCCCAGCACCCGTCCCAGCGCCATCATTGGTAACCCAGTAATTCGTAGTGCTGGTGGTTTTAACATACAGACCATTTGTGCCTGTACCGTAAATGGTGACTCCACGGGTTTCTTTTGTAACAGCACCAACCATGTAGTTGCCGTTGTTGTCGAACACGCCCCGTGGATTCCCATCCCCATCAGACAGCACGATGTAGTTGCTGGCAGTGCGGATGTCGAGGCCACCTTGGTTGCCGGAGTAACGGCCAAGTACGGTGTTGTTTGATCCAGAAGTTATTGCTGAACCGGCACTATTACCAACAAAAGTACCGTTATTTCCAGTTGCATTTTGACCAGCGGTATAGCCTAAAGCGGTGTTGTTGATTCCTGTGGTTACAGTCGTCAAAGCACTCATGCCAACAGCAGTAGACCCGCTGCCAGTGGTCAATGCAGAAAGCGCAGAATTTCCAATTGCAGTTACGTTGCTAGCAGTAGTTGCCGCATACGCCGCACGATAACCAACCGCAGTAATTTCTGCCGTAGTTCCTGAATACCCAGCCTGATACCCCACAGCAGTGTTGTTAGAAGCGGTGGTGTTTGCTTGAAGTGCGTAAAAACCAACTGCCGTATTGTTTGCGCCAGTAGTATTATTAACAGCGGCGTTGTATCCAAAAACAGAGTTGTTACTGCCTGTGGTATTTCCAGATAAACT